CAGCTATGACGGCAAGTCGATCAACTACGGCTCAGACGCTGAGCTGGCCAATGCGATTAGTGATCTCGAAACCCGGATCGCCACGGCCACGACCGGCACTCCGCGCCGTCGTCGCTGGGGCACTGTCGCCTCGAAAGGCCTGTGATCCATGGCGCTCGAGGCCTTCCGCCAGCGCATTGGCTCGATCATCGGTGGGTTTGACGCGGCGCAAGCGCACCGACGGTTACGCGGGTTCCGCGCCAGCCGCGCCCATGTGAACACGCTGATCGCCGCCTCGGGCGACACGATCACCGCGCGCGCCCGCTGGCTGGTCCGCAACAACGGCTATGCTGCGAATGCCGTGGAAAGCTTTGCCAGCAACGTGGTGGGCGATGGCATCAAGCCGTCGTCGACAATCGCGGACGCAGCGCTGAAGGAAGAGTTGCAGGCACTGTGGCTCGCCTGGACCGACGACGCTGACGCTGAAGGCCTGACCGATTTCTACGGGTTGCAGCGCCGCGCGGCCCGCGAGGTATTTCTATCAGGCGAGGTCTTCATCCGCATCCGGCCGCGTCGTGCGGAGGACGGCCTGACTGTTCCCTTGCAACTGCAAATGCTGCCTGCGGAGATGCTGCCGCTGGACATGAACCGTACGCTGCCGGGGGCCGGGCTGATCCGCCAGGGCATCGAGTTCGACGGAATCGGCCGCCGCGTCGCCTATCATTTCTTGCGCCGTCACCCCGGTGATCTGACCGATCCCGGCCTTTCGGGCGAAACCGTCCGCGTCCCGGCCGCAGACGTGATCCATGTGCTGGACCCGGTGGAAGCGGGTCAGCTGCGCGGTGTCTCACGTTTCGCCGCTGCCATCGTCAAGTTGTTCACGCTGGATCTTTACGACGACGCCGAGCTGGAACGCAAAAAGATCGCGGCGATGTTCGCGATGTTCATCACATCGCCCGCGCCGGAAACTCCGCTGGAGCCAACCGATGAGGATCTGGAGGTTGAGCCCGGCCAGGTGGTGCGGCTGGATCCCGGCGAGGATGTCTCCACCCCGGCCACACCGGATTCCGGTGGCACCTACGAGCCGTTCCAGTACCGCACACTGCTGCAAATCTCCGCGGCGCTGGGCATTCCCTATGGATATCTCACCAACGACACAGCCAAGGGCAATTTTTCCAACACCCGAATTTCGCTAATCGAATTCCGCCGCCGTATCTCGGCTTGGCAGCATGGCGTGCTGGTGTTCCAGCTCTGCCGTGCCGTCTGGGAACGCTGGATGGATGTGGCAGTGCTGTCAGGTGCCATCGATCTGCCCGGCTATGACAGCCAGCGCCGCCAGTATCAGGCCTGCGCCTGGCTGCCGACCAAATGGGACTGGATCGATCCGATGAAGGATGCCTCGGCCGAGATCGTGCAGATCGAAGCGGGCCTGAAATCCCGCACGCAGGCTCTGTCAGAGCGCGGCTATGACGCCGAACAGGTCGACCGCGAAATCGCTGCCGAACGCAAACGCGAAGTGGCGCTGGGTCTCGACTTCCGCCGTCCGGGATCCCCTGCGCAGGGGCCGGGCGAAGGCGGGGCGAAAGACGACGATCAGGACAACGCCAAGGACGACGAGGCCGAGGGCACCGGCGATGAAAAATCTGACTCCGCGAAGGATGAACCGTGACGCATCATGCTCAGATCGCCCAGCGCGCTTTCAATACACCGCTGATGGTCGATCCAGCCAAGGCGCTGGCGTTCCTGTCAGGGTTGGGCCCGCGCATCACTGGGCAGGAGATCACCTTCCACGGGCTGGACGCGGACATTCCCGATCAGACCGCAGCCGCTATTCCTGCCCGCGCCTCGCTGTTTGGGAACGGTCTCGCCCAGCGCCACCAGCGGAACGGCAGCCAGCCATTTGCGGTGGTGGATGGCATTGCGATCATCGAAATCGCAGGGACGCTGGTGCATCGCGGGGCGTGGATCGGCCAATCTTCCGGTCTGACCTCATATGAAGGGATCGCCGCCCAGCTTCAGGCAGCCATCGCAGATCCCAGTGTCCGCGCCATAGCATTGGACATCGACAGTTTCGGCGGCGAAGTGGCCGGAGCTTTTGATCTTGCGGATCGCATCCGCGCCGCCCGGGCGCAAAAGCCGGTGCAGGCCTTCGTTGCCGAACATGCGCTCTCGGCTGGCTACGTTCTCGCCAGCCAGGCCGACCGGATCATCCTGCCGCGCACCGGCGCTGTGGGCAGCATCGGTGTGATCACCCTGCACGCAGAAATGAGTGGCATGCTCGACCAGAAGGGCATCGCCATCACCCTGATCCATGCCGGGGCGCACAAGGCCGATGCAAACTCGTACCAGCCGCTGCCCGAAGCGGTACGCGACCGGATGCAGCGCGAGCTGGAAGTTGTTCGGTTCCTCTTTGCCGAGACCGTCGCCGCCGGGCGCGGCAACCGGCTGAGCCAGGACGCGGCACTGGCGACTGAGGCCTCCGTGTTTCGCGGCGCCGACGCCATTGCTGCCGGTCTGGCCGACGAAATCGCCGATCCCGTCACTGCCTTCCACGCCTTCGCCGCCGCCCCGCGCGGCCGTCTTTCCCACAGCAGAAAGGACTTTCTGATGACCACCACTCCCACGACGACACCCCCGGACGCGCCGAACCTGGCGGAAACCGCGACGCCAACTGCGGCCACCACATCTGTGTCGCCCGCCGCAACGGCTGCAGCTGTGAAGGAGGCAGCTATGCCCGAGGTCTCCGTGATGACACCCGACGCTGTGCGTGCCGAAGCGGCCGAGGTCGCAAAGGTCTGCGCGCAGGCCGCCCGGCTGGGTGTGCAGATCGATGCCGCCGACGCTGTTAGCCGGGGTCTCAAACCTGAGGCATTGCGTTCCCGCGTGCTGGCCGATCTCGCCGCCCGCAGCGATGCCGCAGGGATCATCGCCTCTGCACCGGCGGCCGCCACCGCAAAAGACAGCCCGATCATCGCTGCTGCCCGCAAGGCCGCGACCGAGGCCGGGCGCTGATCCTCACACCTCAATCCGGAGACTGAACTATGCCCGTCCTGACCCAACCGCCCAGCATGGGCGATGTCCTCAAATACGAGGTCAACCCGAACTACACCCGCGAGACCGTGACCCTGTTGCAGGGCATCCCATACCCTGTGGGATCAGTCCTCGGGCGCATCACCGCCAGTGGCAAATACAAGCTGGCGACCAGCGGCGGCGCGGACGGTGCACAAAACGCCACCGCCGTGCTGCTTTATGCCGTCGACGCCACGCTGGCCGACGCCACCGGTATTGTCGTCGTGCGCGGCCCCTCGATCGTGTCGCGCGAGAGCCTCGCCTACGACGGCACCGTCGATGATGGCGCGAAGATCACCACCAAGCTCGGTCAGCTGGCTGCCGTGGGCGTCATTGCCCGCGATGGCGTCTGACACCACACCCCCTTTCATTCCCCGGAGCCTTCAAATGACCCTTGTCCGCAATCCCTTTGACGCTGGCGGCTATTCGCTGGCGGAGATGACACAGGCGATCAACATCCTGCCCAACCTCTACACCCGGCTGGGCCAGATCGGCCTGTTCCGTTTTGAGGGTGTCAGCCAGCGCTCGGTGATCATCGAGCAATACGAGGGTATCCTCAGCCTGCTGCCCTCGGTGCCGCTGGGTGGCCCCGCCACGGTTGGAACCCGTGAAGGCCGCGCGATGCGGTCTTTTGCCTTGCCGTGGATCCCCCATGATGACGTGATCCTGCCCGCGGACATTCAAGGAGTACCCGCGCTGGGCGTGTTCGATGCGGCCGACCCGCTGGTCGAGGTGATGAATCGCAAATTGCAGCTGATGCGCCGCAAGCACGCCCAAACCCGGGAATACATGGAGATGAACGCGCTGCGCGGCATCGTGAAAGACGGCGCCGGCACTACCCTCTACAATTACTTCACCGAATTCGGCTTGGCGCAGATCTCGGTCGACTTTGTTCTTGGCACGGCAGGCACCAACGTGCAGGGCAAGGTGCGCGAGGTGTTGCGCGCGGTCGAAGACAACCTGCTGGGCGAGGCGATGTCCTCGGTCCATGCGCTGGTCAGCCGCGAATTCTTCGACAAGATGATCTCGCACCCCAAGACCGAAGAGGCCTACAAGTTCTATGCCGCCACCGGTGCCCAGCCGCTGCGCGAGGACATGCGGCGCAACTTCCCCTTCGCGGGCATCGTGTTCGAGGAATATTCGGGCACCGTCACGCTTTCGACCAAAGCCAGCGAGCGGCTGGTCCCCACCAGTGAGGGCATCGCGTTCCCACTCGGCACCATGGACACCTTCACCACCTATGGCGGCCCGGCCAACCTGCTGGAGGCGGCCAATACGATGGGCCTGCCACTCTATGCGCGCCAGCATCTCGACGAGAAAGGCCGCTGGATCGACCTGATGACCGAGGCCTC